TTCTTTGTTAGATGAAAATGGATATGAAGGTGAATGTGTTGATATGATTATAACAGGTTCTCCATATCCAGTATTAGGTGGAAGACAATCTGATTCACCAGAAAGACCAAACGGAGATTATAGAAAAAGAGATTTTAAAAATGTAAATTATGAAGACGAAAAGAACGCTGGTGTTTTAAAAGGAATTGCGTATTGGAATTTAATAGAAGAGATATACGTAAAAGCTATAAGTAAATTAAAACCTGGCGGTAAATTTATTACACTTATCAAAGACCCAACACAGGCTAAGAAACCATATTTGCTACATAAATATATTACTGATATTGTTATGGCGACTAACCCTATGGAATATTATGGTTCTTTTATTCATAGACATTTACCTTACACATTCTTTATGAACACTTATCACAAACAGAACCCTGACGTAGATATTATTCCTTATTTCCAAACAGGAATAGTTTTACAAAAAAAGGGTTTACAAACCAATGAAACTATGGTATAATATAACACAATTATGAAACCTTTAGATATACTTAAAAACGCAGCCGAACTTATTGTTAAGAAAGGCAATGACTACCAAAATCCTAAATCTAGGATTCGACAAGCAGACTATTATCCAAATGGTGCACAAACCATTTTAGATATTATGACTGGTAAAGTTAATCGTATGCATTCTGTTTTAGATGCTATGAAAGACGATAAAGAATATATAGAAAACTACGAATCACTACACGATTCTGCAGTTGACTTAATTAATTATGCAGCGTTCTTTGCTGCTTATCTCGATGGCGATATAGATGGCCAAACACCAGACCGAGATATATTCAACCGGGTGAAAGATGACACAGACTCTTAAAGATGGACTATATAATTTAAGAAAAGACTTACTAGAAAACGGATACGAAATAGAAACAGAAAGATGGCAGGGTGCTACAGAGCATCCAGCATTTATTGAAATACTTCACGCAACTATGCAAGCTCAAATGTATAACGACGAAGTTCTTGCAAGTAACGAATTAAAAGCTACACAACCATGGGCAGATGAACACTTTGCAGAACGTGTTGGTGGTATACCTTGTAACCCACCACCAAGTCACGTACACTGGTTAAAAGATACAGATAAATATTTAATGGACGAAGCTTTTTCACATAGCTATCCAGAACGTATGTGGCAAGATAGAAATATTCAAAAGGGTATTAGATTTAATATAGCTAATCTAAACACTGCAGTAGAATTACTTTCAAAAGAACCTACAACAAGACAATGCTATATTCCAATATGGTTTCCAGAAGATCTTACTGCTGCTAGTCAAGGTGAACGCGTACCTTGTACTTTTGGTTGGCACTTTATGTTAAGACATGGAAAATTACATTGCGCGTACCACATGCGCTCGTGCGACGTTATGCGTCATTTACACAACGATTTATATTTTGCAAATAGATTAGCATTATGGTTAATCAGAGAAGCTGAATTAGATGTAGAACCTGGTATTATAAATTTTAGTGCTAGTTCTTTACATTGCTTTGTTGTTGACAAATATAGTTTAAACCAAATGGTGAATGGATAATGTGCGGATTTTTAATAGCAAAAGATAATTCAAAACATAATGTAATAAAATATATAGACAAAATGTCTTATCGTGGGTTACCAGAATATAAAGGTTTCCAACAATACGAAGGATATAATTTAGCACACATTGCTTTACCAATGGTCGATCCTAATCCAGATATAGCTATTCAACCTATTCAAAATGATAAAGAACCACCAAGCATGTTTGTTGGTGAGATATTTAATTACAAAGATTTTGGCGATTATGAAACTGATGCAAGAATGATACATGAAACATATCGCGAAGAAATGTCACATGACTTCTTTCATAACTTCGATGGGTTCTGGAGTTTTATTACCTTCTTTAATAAGAAACCTATTATCTATACAGACTTCTTAGGAATTAAACCTGTATATTATCGAAGAGATGTAGATGCAGCAGCAAGTGAAATAGATGTACTAAAAGAATTTGGTCCAGTCACAGATAACGAAAAGTTTCATTCTAATGTTATGAAATGGGGATATGACCCAACTGGTGAAACACCTTGGAATGAAATATCACAATTAAAACCTGGACACTTTTTATACGAAGGTAGAGAATATCCATATTGGGATTGGAACCAAGTTCCGATTACAAATCTATACGATGACCTTTCTTTAGCTGTTAAATTAAGATGCCAAGGATTTAGAGATGTGTCTATGTTATTATCTGGTGGACTAGATTCGACTATTATACACGGATTAATAAAAGAACAAGGACTAAAAGTTACGTCTATACACGTAGAAAATAAAGAACGTAGTTATGCTAAGCTTGTAGATAAAGATGCGTTAGACGTAGAACTAGGAGGTGTGACGGATGAGTATGCAATACAAGTACATCAATCCCCAGTAGATTTAGGTTCAGTTAAACCACAAATTGCTATGGCAGAAAAACTAAAAGAATTAGGATTTCATAATGTATTAACTGGCGATGGTGCAGATGAATTATTCGGTGGTTATCGTAGAGCAAAAGAATATGATAGCCAATATTCAGATGTGTTCTGTGAATTACCATATTACCATTTACCTAAGTTAGATAGAACAATGATGCGATCCACTATAGAATTACGTGCACCGTTCTTATCTCCATCAGTTATTGTACACGGTTTAAATCTTCCTTGGTCCGAAAGAATGGGAGAAAAGACTGTACTAAAAGAAACATTTAAAAACCTAGTACCGAAAAAGATATTAGATAGAGACAAATTACCATTGAAAACTGATGCAATCAGAAAAGACCCAATGGAACAAAGAAAAACAAACAACTTTATATGGAAACATTTATATGGATAAAAAAGCAGAAGCATATACAATCTTGATGGAAGAGTGTGGGGAACTAATTCAAGCTTGTAGTAAAATGATAAGAACAAGAGGTAGTGCTGTTTACAGAAAACAATTACAAGACGAAATTGGCGATGTACTAACACTAATTGAATGGGTAAAAAATAATGGGTTAGTCACAGACGAACAAATTAGAAATAGAATGAAAATTAAAAAAGAAAAACTTAGTAAGTGGAGTTCTTTATATGAATAAGTGGGACGAAAGATACTTACGATTAGCAAAAGAGGTTTCTACTTGGTCAAAAGACCCTAGTACCCAAGTTGGTGCTGTTGCAGTATTAGATGGTTCAGTTCTTGCACAAGGATATAATGGATTTCCAAAAGGTGTAAAAGATGACCCAGCTAAATATGCAGATAGAGAAACTAAATACAAATATACAGTACACGCAGAAATGAACTGCATATTTAACGCAGCACAAAATGGCGTATCATTATATGGAAGTACATTGTACATATATCCATTACCAGCATGCCATGAATGTGCAAAGGGGATAATTCAAGCTGGAGTAGTACGAGTAGTTTCACCAGTATTTGAAAATGAATTTACCCAAAAAAGATGGGAACAATCTTGCACTACAACATTTGAAATGTTTGAAGAAGCAGGAATTCAATATGACTTGGTAAAGGGGTTTACAAGCGTATGATTTTATGGTATAATATACCCCATATTAAATAAATTGGAGAAATAATATGTTAGGCGTATGTCAAGAATTTCCACAGTTTAGCTTAAATGCTGTTGATGGAAGTAATAACATAATAGAAGTGACCAATGCCGACTTAGATGGTAAATGGTCAGTTGTCTATTTTTATCCAAAAGATTTTACATTTATTTGCCCAACCGAAATAGCAGCAATGGATAAACTACTTGAAGAAGCAGCTGTTTTAGGTATTTCTGGGGATAACGAATTTTGTAAATTAAATTGGAAACAATCAAATGACTTGATTGCAAATATCAATCATCCACTAGCTGGAGATTGTGGTTGTGAATTAGCAGCAGAAGCTGGAGTTTACAATGATGACAAAGGTGTTGCTTTTCGTGCAACATTTATTTTAGACCCGGAAGGGATTATTCAGAGTGTATCTTGTAATGAGTTAGATACTGGAAGAAGTGCAGATGAAATACTAAGAACAGTAAAAGCACTTAAATCTGGTGGACTAACTGGTTGCGGATGGGAGTCTGGGGAGGAGTTCGTTGCCTAGTATCGATTTAAGACCGAGGAAACCTCATCCCAAAGCAAGAAAGAAATTTAAAGGACCACCTAAACCTATGCCATTCGATGTTGCATTGCGTAAGTTTAGAAAAGCATGTGATAGAGCTGGTATTGTAGCAGAAGTTCGTAAAAGAGAATACTACGAAAAACCTGCAGCAAAAAGACAGCGTAAGAAAAAAGAAGCTATTGCAAGGTGGCGTAAGAAAGAAAAAGGAATGCAATTACAACCTGAAAGGAGGTGGAAATAATGGGCGTAATGGATAAACTAAAAAAGAATTCTAAAATAAAAGGTACAGATATTTTAGAAGACTCTATCTTCTTTGCAGAGAAAGATGTAGTTAGTACTTCTGTCCCAATGATTAACGTTGCATTATCCGGCGATGTAGAAGGTGGATTAACATCTGGACTAACAGTTCTTGCTGGTCCAAGTAAACATTTTAAAACATCTTTTGCTTTACTAATGGGTGCAGCTTATATGGAAGAACATAAAGATGCAGTTATGCTATTCTATGATTCAGAGTTTGGTTCTCCACAGAACTATTTCGAATCTTTTGGAATAGATGCTGGAAGAGTTTTACATACACCTATTACAGATGTAGAACAACTTAAATTCGATTTAGTTAATCAGTTAGATGAAATAGAACGTGGCGATAAAGTTATTATTGTTATAGATTCAATTGGTAATTTAGCATCTAAGAAAGAATTAGAAGATGCGCTAAACGAAAAATCTGTTGCTGATATGTCAAGGGCAAAAGCACTAAAAGGTTTATTTAGAATGGTCACACCATATCTAACTATGAAAAACATTCCACTCTTAGCAGTTAACCATACTTATCAAGAGATGGGATTATTTCCAAAAGCAATCGTATCTGGTGGAACAGGTATTTACTATTCAGCAGATAACATTTGGATTATAGGAAGACAACAAGAAAAACAAGGTACAGAAATAAAAGGTTATAACTTTGTTATTAATGTAGAAAAATCTAGATTCGTAAAAGAAAAATCTAAAGTACCTATTTCAGTTTCATGGGAAGGTGGAATAGAACCTTATTCTGGATTACTCGATGTTGGTCTTGCTGGTGGATATGTAGTTAAACCAAATGTTGGTTGGTATGCTAGAGTCGATAAAGAAACTGGCGAAATGATAGAACCAAAGGTTAGGCAAAAAGATACTTTAACCGAAGAGTTCTGGAAACCTATATTAGAAGAAACAGATTTTAAACAATTTATTCAAGGTCATTATCAAATCGGACATAAACCATTATTAGATGTAAATTTAGATTTACAAATGGAAGAAAATGATGTATAATATATCTAATGAGGATTATTCTATAGTCGAATCTGCAAATGTAGAATTCTATGGGGTAAAACTTAAGACAGGTAAATATAAAGACATTATCGTTGTTTATGGAAAAGTTGGAATTAAAGAAGAAGCAGAACTTGACACAGCAAGATTATCTTTTACCTATAACTTACAAGACCCTGGAGACTTCGATCCACAGGAACTTGAACAAGATGAATATTTTAAAAACTATTTGGGTGCTATTCTACAACATATCATTACAGAAAGTTTAGAAGAAGCCGAAAAAAATAATGTAGCGAGCATAGGAATTGGACATAACGAATCAAATACAAACACACACCCTTAATCATCTTTTACATAGTGAAGAATATTGTAGAAGAGTTATACCTTATCTAAAGAAAGAATTCTTCGAAGGCGCACATAAAACCGTCTTCGATTTAATTGTATCTTTTGTACACAAACATAATAAGTTACCAACAGGTAAAGTATTAGAATTAGAATTGCAAAAGATAAATGCACATGATGAAATAATTAATTCAGCTGGTCAGCTAATCCAAGAATTAAAAACTAAATCAGATTTAGATACCGAATACTTAATTAATGAAACAGAAAAATGGTGCAAAGATAGGTCAGTTTATTTAGCCATTATGGAATCAATTAATATTATTGATGGTAAAGATAAAGATAAAGGCGAAGGAAGTATACCAGAAATACTAACTAAAGCGTTGGGTACTTCTTTCGACCAAAATATTGGTCACGATTATATTGATAACAGTGAAGGTAGATTCGAATTTTATAATAGCGAAGAGTTTAGAATACCATGGGATTTAGATTACTTTAATAAAATAACTAAAGGTGGTTTACCAAACAAAACGCTAAACATCGCTCTCGCGGGTACGGGCGTGGGTAAATCTTTATTCATGTGCCACGCTGCAGCTGCTAATTTACAAATACAAAAAAATGTTTTATACATTACAATGGAAATGGCAGAAGAACGTATTGCAGAACGTATAGATGCTAACCTAATGGATTTACCTATCCAACAATTAGAAACATTACCAAAGAATGTATTTAATACAAAGATAGAAAAGATTGCACAATCAAGTATTGGTAAATTAATTATAAAAGAATATCCAACTGGCGCAGCACACACTGGTCACTTCA